AATGCATAAAGCGGCACGCGCCGCAATGTGTCGGCCCCTGCATGGGCGGCGTGACCAGTTGGGCGTGCATTATCTGCGCCGGGACCGCCGTCGCGTGCTGCGCCATCAACTGTCATTGCTGACCGCGGCGGGTGCCGCGCCATTCACGCGAGGCACGCTGGTGGGAGAGGAAGGGATGGCACGAATGAGCCGCGCCAATAGGATAGGTGGTCTAACGTCTGATTTGACGCTCACTGTTGCTAAAGGCGTATCAGACTGATCGTCTAACCGATCTCCGGGTGCGCGGCGCTTGATCGATACCTGCAGCCGCGCCAATACACAGCTTGTCCACCGCGGCCCGGCAAATCCGCCATGTGCAACCTCTACAGCGTCACCACCAACCAGGAAGCCATCCGCCGGCTCTTCGCGGTCGCGCATGACGCGACGGGCAACCTCCCCGCGCTGCCCGCGATCTTTCCCGACCAGGCGGCGCCGGTGGTGCGGCAAGCCGAGCCCGGCCGCGAACTCGTCATGATGCGCTGGGGCATGCCGGGCCCGGCGATCGCCGGCGGCCGGCCGGTCACCAACATCCGCAACACGGCGAGCCCGCACTGGCGCCGCTGGCTCGGGCCCGCGAACCGCTGCCTCGTTCCCTTCACCGCCTTCTGCGAATATGCCGACACCAAGCCGCGCAAGACGCCGACCTGGTTCGCCGGCGCCCCATCGCGGCCGCTGCTCGCCTTCGCCGGGATCTGGTGCGACTGGAGCGGCACGCGCGGCACGCTCGCCAACCCGGTCACGGGCGACCACCGGCTCTTCGGCTTTCTCACCTGCCCGCCGAACGCCGTCGTCGCGCCGATCCATCCGAAAGCGATGCCGGTGATCCTGACTCGCGAAGACGAGCACGACGTCTGGCTCCGCGCGCCCTGGGCCGAGGCCGCCGCCCTACAGCGGCCGTTGCCGGACGCCGCGCTCGAAATCGTCAGCCGGGGTGCGCGCTCCGATCCGGCGCCGGCTGTTGACATATAAGTCAACGCGCCACGGCTTGCTGGGCGCCGATCCGACTTCCGTTTTTCAGCCCTAAGATTGGCGGCGAAAAGTGAAGCGCGTCAGTCGGCCGCGAGCAGCTCGTCGACGCTGGGCACAGAGCCATGGCTTGCCAGCACAACGGCATCGGCGAAGACGCCGGTCGCCGGGTCGCCGCTGCGCGTGAAGGCGACCGCACCGGCGTGGACCAAGGCCAGGGCCGCTGCGCGCCGCACGGCCGCGCCGTCGTCCGTGCGCACGAAGGGCAGCGCGACGAAGTAGGTCACCTCGGCCATGGGATGTCTCCGCGTTCGACCGCGCGCCGGCGCTCCTGTTCCGCCCGCTCGTCAGGGGGCGCGCCGCCGCCCGGCTCGTGGAAATAGTCGCGAATGCCCGTCAGAGCCTCTGCCAGCAGGTCGATCGCCGCGGTCACGGCCTCGGCGCGCAGATAGACCGGGCCGCGAATCTCAACCGCTGCGCAGACACCGGTGGCGACGCTGCGGCAGGCGCGCAGCGCGCGCAGGACCGGCGCCGGGTCGTGGGGAAGCGCCGGCCGGCGGCCGCCGCGAGGCCACGTGGTCATGTCGACGCCGCGCTGCAGGCTGGCATGTCCTTATCTCCCGATGCCGCGGCGTGCCCCGGCTCCCGATAGGAACATAAGAAGAACGGCGGCTACCGTCCAGAGGACGCTTTCGTGCCGATATGGGGAGTCGCCCTCAGCGGTGGTCGGGCCTGCACAGCGTCGGCGAGGTCGGTGCCAGAACGCAAAAAAGCCCCGCTGGCCGAAGCCAGCGGGGCGATGGAAGCGATGGGTCACGCGTATCAGTGCGATGCGAACTCTAAGGTCACGGCCGCGAAAACGGAAGCAGCTACAGGCCGGGATTGGCCGGGTTCGCCGTCAAGGTGAATTCCCCGTCCTCGGCCGCGTCCGGATTGGAGGCCCGCACGGACCAGTAGACCACGCCGGCCGGAGCACCCTCGGAGTCCCACGTCCCGGTCCACACCCCCCCGGTGAGAGTCATCGCGACTTCCGCCTTCCGGACCGCGCCCTGCCCATAGGCGAGATAGATGGCGACAGCTTGCGGGGTCGTCGGCGCGCCCGTCGCGTCGACCGGCGTCGCCGTGAAGACGACAGCGTTGCCGCGCACCGTGGTCGTCAGCATTCCGGCAATCCTTCAACATCGATTTCGAGGGATACGGCAGCGTCCGTGGTGACCCCTATCGACGACGCGTCGGTCGTGGCGCCGAGAGACGAGGCCTGCACCGTGACCTGCATGCTGGCGATCAATTTGGACAAACGAAGAGCCGCGCTCCGCCCTGTGGCCATCGCTCGAGAGGCCGCAGAGAGCGCGATCAAGGGCAACGCGGCCCGAAGCGACGCCCGCGCGGCCGTCGTCGACGCCGAGCGCGCCGCGAGCGCCGCCACGCCCCGGAGTGCGGCGCCGGCCGCCGATGTCGCCGAGGAACGGCCGGAGAGCGCGGCGCCCACGGAGAGGAAAGCCCGCGCCGTCGCGACCGAGCCCGTCCTCGCGACGAGGCCCACGAGCTCGGCGGCTGCCGTGAGCGGTCCCTTCGCCGCGCTGGTCGCTCTGGCGCGCCCCGTCAATGCCGCCCGCCCGGCTATGGCGCCCTGCCCGGCCGCAGAACTGCGAACGCGCGCCGCAAGGCCCGCAGCGAGCGACAATGCGCCTCTCGCGCTGGTCCTGCAGCCGGAGGCCGCTGACATCGCCACCAGATTGGCGGCGGCGCTCAGCGTCGCCACGCCTCTGGCTGCGGCGGAGCCCCGCGCCGAGAGAGCGGAAACCCCGCCGAGCTGACCGGCGCCGCGTGAAGTCGCGCCGAAGCGCGCCGCGATCATGGCCCAAAAGGCTGGCGCGCCCCGCAGGGACGATCGCGCGCCAGCGGTCGCCGTCAAAGCCGCGCGACCGGCAATCGTCGCGCGCGAAACGGAAGGCGACGACACGCGGCCGAACAGCATCGCTGAAAACGACGCGCTGGCCTGCGATGCGCCGCGGGACGTTCCCGTCGCGACCATCAAGGCGGAGCCACGAACCGTGGCGCTCCCCCTTGCGGAGACAATGCCTGACGCCTGAAGGGCAACCGTCGACGCGCCCGTCATCGGCGGCGCGCTGTAGTAGGGATGGCCGGACGGCAGCACCCCGCCGCTTGACGTCTGAAGGCCGAATTTCCAGGCGGCCCAGCCCTCCAGCATCTGATTGTCGCTGGTGGTCGTCCCGGTGAACCCGACGAGCGTCCCGACGAGCGCTTCGACCGCATAGCTCGCCGTCGACGAGCTGGCGTCATTGCCCACCGCGATCTTCGGATTGGCGGCAAACGCGGTGTAGGTGACGCTGTTCACCCCGGCGCTGGTGCCGTTGAGCACCTGCTCGTAGCTGCCGGCCTCGATCATGGTGCGCAGGAGGAACGGCGTGCCGTAGCCGCTTATGCTTATATTTCCGCCGAAGTTGCCGCCGACCGCGACGGTCACCTGCTCCGCGCTGGGCTCCTGATAGACGCACAACCCGGCGGCATAATCTTCCCCGCCGCCAGAGGGCGCCAGCGAGAAGATTCGGCCATAGGTGCCGTTCGATTGGATGGAGCCGCAAAACAGGGTGCTGACAGTCGACGCCGCCGGCAGCGATGTCGCGGCCTCAAGAAACTGGCCGCCGCCCGTCGACTCTGAGGCCGCCATCAAGACGGCTTGGTTGCCGTTGATCTCCGATCCGCTCTGGACCTGCGGAAAATACGCGGTGGTCGATTGGCTGAGATTGATGGCGTTCGGGCCCTGGTCCGCCCACCCGCTGATCGTGGTGCCGGTCGCATAGGTCAGCGACGCGTTGATCGTCGCGTCGTAATAGAACAGCAGCTTTCCGGCAGAGAGGTCGAGCGGCGTCCAGAGTGCCACCGGCTATCCCCCGATGGCCTTCAGGCGACGGTCAAGATCAACGTGTTCGCCGCGAAGGACGCCCCGATGCCGGACGGGATGCTTTGCGCGACGAGCGGGCGCACCATGCCGTCGCCCGCGCCCGTCGTGTTGACGCCGAGGTTGAAGGTGCTTCCCGCGACGCCGGCGACGGTGAGGACGCCGGACCAGCTTCCGCCGGTGGGCGGCAGCGTGCCGCCGAACTTCCCGGTCACGACGGCAGGCTGCCCGTTCGAGAAGCTCTGGTCCGTGCAGCTCAGCACGCCCGGCGACGCTGCCGAGCAGGTGAACGGCGACCATTTGTAGCCGCCGATGTAGTCGAAGGTGATGAGGTTGCCGCCGGTCGGGGCGTCATAGAGGCCGAAGCCGACCACCGTGCCCCAGTTGGCCGTCGCCACCGGGAAGGCGATGGCCGACCCGTTGGTCACGCTGGCCGGCGACGTCGACGGTTCGGAGCCGCTGGAGGCGGAGGCCTGCGGGAAGGCGCTGAACACCAGCGTGTCGGCGGCGCCCGACGAGGCATGCGCGGCTGCCGCCGTCAGGGTCAGCGTCGTCCCGGTATAGCTCTGGACCGTGCCGATCTGCGCGCCGGCTGTCTGGTCGTAGACGTTCATGCCCGGCGCGATCCACGCCGGCGCCGCGCTCCCCATGGCGATCGTCGTGCTCGACGTGCTGAAGCTACCCGCCGCCGCGAGCGCACCCGCGACCTGAACGCGCGCGTAAGAACCGCCCGAGACTTCGGTGCCGCCGCTGCCGCTGTCGTTCGGCGCCGCGGTGAAGAGAGCGAGATAGCGCGACGCCAACGCCGGCATCGGAACGCAGCCCGTCTCGAAGTTGAGCATGTTCTCGGCCATGTAGTCGCTAAGACCGGGCATTACGGTTCTCCGTGGCGGTTCGAGGCGTGAAGGGGATGAGCGGCGTCGCGCCGAGGCCGGCGATCGCGGCGACGCGCCGCTCGCGGTTTTGACCCGCGGAGTTGTGATCCGCGGTCGGGTTCTGCAAATCCGGGCGTTTAGGGCGCCGGCCGCTTCGGCCGTGGCGCTATTCTGGCGTACGGAGCGATCGCGCTCAGCCGGTCCGCACCGGGAATTTGACGACGTCCGCGCCGGGCTTCGTCACGCCTTCGACGGTGAGGCCGCTCTCTGCCAGTTTTGTGGCGGCGTCCGCTCGGGCGTCGCGCGCCTCCATGTGCAGCCGGGTCGCCTGGATCAGCCGCTTGCGCATCTCCTCGGCGATCGCCCGCAGCTCCGACGGCAGCCGCAGGCGCTCCGACGTCGCAAGCAGCGCGGCCGCCGCATCGACGAGCACGCCGACCTTCGTCGGGAGATCCTTGTCGGACTCCCGCAGAAGCGCGAGCAGCGGCTGCATGAGGTCGGCGTTGGCGTCCGTCAGCCTGGGCTCGTCGGCGCCGTCAGACATCGACCTTCGCCCCGGACGGCGCCGCAGCCGCATCTTTCGTCTCGCCCGCGAGCAGCCCGTCGACGGCGCCGACGACGATCGCGCGGCGGCGCGCCTGCGCGCCCACATCGGTGAACAGGTGCCCGTAGACGTCCATCGTCATCTGGATCGAGGCGTGGCCCATATGCGCCTGCAGCTCCTTCGCCGGCATGCCGGCCTCGATCTGCAGGCTCGCGTGAAAATGCCGGAGGTCGTGGATACCGAAATTCGTCACATGCGTCACCCGGCCGGCGGCGTCGACCTGGCGCGTCGCGAAGCCGAGCTCGACGAGCAGCGGGTGCCAGCAGCGGCGGTAGATGTTCTGCATGCTCTCCGGGCGGCCGGCGCCGTTGGCGAAGAGGAGCGGCGCCGGCACCTGCGGGCCGAGCCGCGACTTCGGCGCCACCTTGAGCCAGCGGGCGAGCGCGGCGACGAGCGCGGCGCCCAGTTCGAGGCTGCGGTGCCCGGACGCGCTCTTCGGCGCCCCGATGCGGCCGCGCTCGTCGGCGCGCTGCGCGACGGTGTACAGGCCCTTTTCGAGGTCGAGGTCGGCGATCGCCGCGCCGCGCGCCTCCGAGAGCCGCACGCCGGTCGAGACGATGAACAAGAGCAGCGTGTGGAACCAGAGCGCCCGATGTCGGGGAATGAGGGCGCGCGCGTTTGGGTCGTCGATCCAGGCGCGGCTGCGCGCGACGACCGCGACGACCTCGGCCTTTGTGGGGATCGCGACCGTCGTCTTCTGCCGCCCGGACCTGACGATGGTGACGCCGGCGCAGGGGTTGGCCGCCATCAGCCCGCGCCCGGCCGCCTCCGTGCAGATCGCCGACAGCGAGCCCAGCACCTTCTTCGTCATCGCCCGCGAGCGACCCCCCTTCAGGAGGGCCTCGTCGCGGAAGCCGCGCACCCGCTGCGCGGTCAGCTGCGAGAGCTTCAGGCCGCCGATCAGCGGCACGATGTGCAGCCGGACATGCTGGCGGTATTGGCGCAGCGTCGAGGCCTCGACGGGCTCGCGGCCGTCGCGGCCCCGTTCGCAGGCGCCGAGCCAGATCTCGGCCGCCGCCGCCACCGTCACCGTGTCGCGCTCCGGCGTGTGGGTGCCGGCGCGGACCTGGGCGACGATCGTGTTGGCGAAGTCGTCGGCCTCGCGCTTGCGCGCGAACTGGCGCGCCCGCCGCTTGCCCGCCGCGTCGCGGTAGCGGACCTGGTAGCGGGTCGAGGTCTCGCCGTCGGCGGTGCGCCAGGCGATCTTGCGGACGGCCGGCATGGCGCCTCCGTGTGGCGGCGCCGCGGGGTCAGGCCGCCGGCGCGGCGATGATGAGTTCGCCGGCCGGCTGCGCGGCGCCGCTGATCGTGTAGGTGGCCCGCACTGGCTCGATCGCGAAACCCGCAAACAGGCTGCGGACTTGCGGAACGTCGTTGAGGGAGAGCAGGAAGCGCCCCCTGAGGGTCCGCAGCGTGGCGGCGAGACGCTCGAAGTCGGCGCGGGGAAACAGCGCGGCGCCGTAATAGTCCTCGGCGCCCCAATAGGGCGGGTCGAGGTAGAACAGCGTGCCGGGGCGGTCGTAGCGGGCGATGAACGCCGCCCAGTCGAGGTTCTCGATGACGACGCCGGCGAGACGCTCGTTCAGCGCGGCGAGGATCTCGGCGAGCTTGGTCACGTCGAAGCGGCCGCCGACGCCATGCGACACCCCGAAGTTGCGACCGGCCACCTTCCCGCCGAAGGCGGTCCTCAGCAGGTAGAGGAAGCGGATCGCCCGCTCGAGGTCGGTCAGCGTCGCGGGGTCGACCTTCATCAGCCGCTCGAATTCGGCGCGGCTCGTGAAGGTGAAGCGCAGCTCGTTCGAAAAGGCGTCATAGTGGCGCTGCAGCACCCGGAAGAAGGTGGCGACGTCGCGGCTCGCGTCGTTGATCACCTCGGCCGTCGGCGCCGACGTCCGGCGCAGGAAGACTCCGCCCATGCCGACGAAGGGTTCGGCATAGGTCGCGTGCGGGATGGCGGCGATTTTGCGGACGAGGAGGGACGCGAGCGCGCGCTTGCCGCCGACGTAAGGCGCGGCCGGCCGCACCGGGACGACCGGCCGCAGGTGTGGGATGGACATTGTTGTTAACCCGAAGCACGCAGCCTCGTGAGGCGTCCGCGATTCGTCGCGGGCGCCGGCGGGAGGCCGCTTCGGGTGACTGACGGTCTCGCGGCTCGTCTTTCAGGGGGTGAGTCCGCGTTCGAGGGGCGCTCGTAACGCCCCGAGAGCCCGCCGTCAGCGGGTTCAAGCTCAGGCGCCGGCGCGGGACGCGATCCCGCGCCGGACGCCGTTCAATTCATGCCGGTCAATTCATGGCGTGCGACCCGATGCGCGCCTTGGCGGGCGACCGTGTCGCCGAAGCGGCGGCCGTCGGCGCGCGAGGGCCGTCGAAGTCCTCGAGCGCCGTCGGCTCGCGCAGAATGTAGCCGCGGCCCCAGACCGTCTCGATGTAGTCATGGCCGCCAGCCGCCCGGAACTTCTTGCGCAGCTTGCAGACGAAGACGTCGATGATCTTCAGCTCCGGCTCGTCCATGCCGCCGTAGACGTGGTTGAGGATCATCTCCTTGGTCAGCGTCGTGCCCTTGCGACGGGCCATCAGCTCGAGGAGCTGATACTCCTTGCCGGTCAGATGCAGCTCGACGCCTGCGATCGCCACGATCTTGGTGTCGAGATCGACGGTGAGGTCGCCGACCTCGATCCGCGAATGGGCGCAGCCGGCGGCGCGCCGCACGATCGCGTGGATGCGGGCGACCAGCTCGTCCTTGTGGAAGGGTTTCGTCAGATAGTCGTCGGCGCCGAGACCGAAACCCTTCACCTTGTCCGGCACGCCGGCGAGGCCCGAAAGGATGAGGACCGGCGTCTTCACCTTGGCGGCGCGGAGCTTGCGCAGCACGTCATAGCCAGACAGGTCGGGCAGGCCCAGCTCGAGCAGGATCAAGTCGAAGTCGTAGAGCCGGCCGAGGTCGAGGCCCTCTTCGCCGCGGTCGGTTCGATAGACGTTCATCTGCTCGCTACGGAGCATGAGGTCGATCGACTGCGCGACGGTCGGATCGGGTTCGACGAGCAGCACCCTCATATGGCGATGTCCCCTGGACAGGTCAGAAATGGAAGACCGGCGTCGGCGCGCGGGTCCGCAGGATCGCCACGGCGAAGGCGATCAGAACGCCGGCGGCGACGATGGCGCCGAAGAGGAGCCAGCTTTTCGCGGGCACCCTGCCCTCGTTGGCGAGCGGCGCGAGCAGGTGGCAGACGCCCGCCATCAGCGCGAGGAAGATGTAGGTCGAGGAATAGTCGGTCAGCAGGATGTCGGGGCGGCCGAGGTCGCGCGCCATGATCGACGACATGCGCATCATGAAGGTGCCGAGCCAGCCGAGCCAGATGCCGAGCGCGAGGACGTCGCCGCGCGTCGCGCGCGGCGCGAGCAGCGCCTCGGCCGCCACCGGCGCGTAGGCGGCCGCGACGCCGGCGGCGACCGACAGCGTCAGGCCGTTCAGGGCGAGGACGAGCGGCGCCGTGTCGGTGGCGAGCGCCACCACCGCATAGAGGCCGATGGCGAGCGCCACCAGGCGAAACAGCCGGCCGCGAAGAAGGTCAGCGAGCACCCGGCCGTCCCTTCGGGTTGACCTTCTCGAGCACCTCGTCGATCGCCGCCGCGTAGCGGTCCTGCGCCACGACCGTGGCGGCGACGGCGCGATCCTTGGCGGCGCGCAGCGCCGCGCCGAGCGCCTCGGCCTCGCGCGTGTCGGGAAGCGGCATCGGTCGAAACAGCTTTCGCAGGCCGGGAGGCAGCAACGTCATGGCGGGGGCGCCGGCGGCCGGCGCGGCCGGCTCTGGCGCCGCTTCAGAACGGCGATCATCCGCTCGTCCACCGCCATGCGGTGTTCGCGCGCCGCGGTCGAGGCTTCGAGGACGGCGATGACCTCCCGCGACTCCGAAACTCGCTTGTCGTTGCATGTGCTCAGCTCCCGCGTCAGAGCCGTCCGCGTCGCGCGATGGTCGACCTTCTCGCGCCAGAGCAAGAAGGCGAGCAGACCCGTGACCGAGGCGTAGGCGCCCCATTGCGCGACAAGGGCGCCGAGATAGGCCAGCGCCCAGGCGACCAGCGGCCCGACGACCGCATCCGGGATCCCCACTCAGTCCAACATGTTCGAATCTTCGAACCGGCTGCGCAGATAGCGGTCGAACTCGCGCTCGAGGTCGGGCTTGGCGCCGGAGAATTCGAGCACGCCGTAACTGTTCCTCTTGAGATCGATCAGCGGGTTGAAGCGGTGGGCGACGAACATGTCCCAGCGCGACAGGTAGTAGCGCCGGCGCTTCGAGCCGTGGTGTCGGTGCTCGATCGTGCCATAGGCGTAGCCGAGCTTGCGGTTGACGTGGGTGAGCGCGCGGCTCTCCCAGAGCTTCACCGCGTCGCGGTAGGCCCCGTTGGTGCCGCCGGGCAGCGAGCGGTCCGCCTCGCCGACGAGGGCGAGCGCCATGTGGTGGTCGCCCGAGCCCATGCCGCCGAGCTCGAACAGGCCGCCGATCTTGTCGAGCACCGGGCGCACCCAGGCCCAGGCGAAGCCCGAATGGGCATAGTCGTAGGCGCCGCCGTCGAACTTCCAGAAGTTCGGCCCCTTCGCCACGACGGGCTGCCCCTCGTGGAAGAGGCGGCAGAAGCTGACATGCGTCTGCACGTGCTCGTCGTTCGGCCCGAGGTCGTAGGCGGTGCCCCAGGGCTGGATCACCGGATAGAGGTCGAGCGCGGCGATCGTCTCGGTCGCCCAGCCGGCCTTGCGGAAATGCACGTCGGCGTCGAAGGTCGCGACATGCATCGCGTCATGCGGCAGCCGCTGGATGCCGAGGTTGAGCAGGCATTCCTTGTTCCAGACCAGCGTCGTCGCCCGCACGGGCACATGCGTCACCCGCGGATGGTCGGCGAGGTCGGCGAGGTCGAAGCTGCGGCCGCCATAGGCGCATTCGACGACGGTGACATGCACGTTCGGCTCGCGCAGCCAGTCGGCGATCGCGCCGCGCGCGAGCCGGATCCGGCTCTGCCAGCGGATCGGATTGGCGACACAGGTGACAACATGGAGCACGTCGGGGCGCATGGGAGCCTTCGGTCGGGCAAGAGGCGAGAGGGAAGCGGCGAGAGGGACGAGGCGAGAGGAGTCAGCGCGGCTCGACGTAGGCGACGACGGCGCGCAGCGGATAACTCTGGACGGTGACGGCGCCGGCCTGGTTGCCGCCGAGGCCGATGAGGCCGCGGCCGCCGTAGCCGACGAAGAAGGTGACGTGGCTGAAGCGCAGATAGACGAGGTCGCCCGGTGCCGGCCGCCGCACCCGGCGCCCGTCGCGCAGCGCGTCGCGGGCGCGCAGCGACGGCGTCGGGTGGTAGCCCAGCCGGCGCAGCACGACATTGGTGAAGGCCTTGCACCAGGGCCCGCAGAAGCCGGTGACGCGGCATCCCTGGCCGAGGTAGCGCGCTGCCTCGGCGAGGATGCGCGAGCCGCCGAACGCAAGCGGTTCGACATGGCCCTCGCCCGGCCGCGCCGGGCTGAAATCCACATGCCCGCGCAAAGCCGTCGCCGCAGGCCGAGCCGTGCCGGCGCGATGCCGGCCGCGCGCGGGGGTCGGGACGCCCTGGCGCCGATGGACGCGTACCGGGTGAGCGGTCCGCGCCCCGGCCCGGCGCACGCCGGCCTGGCGGGCGTCATGATGCCGGGCATACTCCTGGCGCCAGAAGGCGGCCGCCGAGGCGGCGTCCTCCTCGGCGTGCGCCCGCGCGGCGCGGCGGCGAGCAGCAGCGCCAGCATGAGCAGCGCCGCGACCGCCCAGAGCCGCCAGAACGCGGCGTGGGGCAGAACATGGGCAGCGCCGCGGCGCCGATCCGGGCGGCTATGCGCCGCTTCCCTTGGCCGTCGCCAGCGCCTGCATCACCGCGGCGTAGGACTGCAGCACCGTGGTCAGCGCGCCGGGCGTCGATGTCATGGCGGCCGGAGTGGCGCAGGGCACCACGGTCCCGGCCATCGCGGCGCCCTCGTCGGTCACCACGCCGCCCGGAAACGGCTTGCCGGCGAGCGCCGCCGCCGCCGCGGCGCTCTTGAACAGCGCGTCGGCGCCGGCGAGCCCCTGACAAGCCGTCGGCAGATCGTTGGCGATGGTCTTTTCGGCCGCGGCGACGTCGGTCGCGGCGGTCTTGACGGCGCCGACGACCGCGGCGCCGACGGAAGCTGCCGTCGGCGTCGAGCCGGTCTTGGCGCAGCCTCCGAGCAGCAGCGCCGCGGCGAGCGCCGCAATGGCAAGTCTCATCATGACGATGTCCTCTGGGTCTGCCGCCGGGCGGCCAAATCGGTCGGCCGGATCAGTCGGCGTCGTCGCTGCCGTCGGCGGCGGCGGGGTTGCCGGCGGCGCCGGCGAAGGTGCCGGGCTTGCCGTATTTGACGGCGAGCTCGGCCAGCACGGCGGCGACCCTGGTGATGGTCTCGACCGGCGCGAGCGCGGGGTCGAAGATCACGGCGATCTGCTCGGCCGAGGTGGCGAGGGCGAAGATACCGTCGGTGACCTTGACCTTGTCGCCGGACTTCAGCTCGGCGAGCGCCGGCATGACACCCCCGGCGGCCGCGACGATCGCCTGCAGCTCGGTCGCGGGGACGCCGACGAGGTCGCTCACCTCGCTTGCGGCGGCGCCGTTGCCGAGCACCTTCTGCGCGCCGGCGACGAGGTCGGCGGCGATCGCTTCCGCCGTGTCGAGGACGCCCATCTCAGGATTTCTTGCTGGCGTCGGACCGGATGCCCTTCATGGCGCCGGCGGCGAAGGCGAGCAGGCCGGTGGCGACCGCCGTCACCTCGGTCGCGGTCTGCGGGTCGCCGATGAAGGCGCCGAGGGCCGGATGGTGGGCCGCGATGAGCGCGCCGGAGACGAGCGCGAGCGAACCGGCGATGACGCCGCCAGACAGAAGGTTCATGGGGATGTCCTCATCAGGATGTGCCGCGGAGCTGCGGCGAAAGGATCGCCCGCGACCCGTGGGGGTCGTCCCCATCGGGTCGCGGGCTACCGGCATCGTGTCCGGCTTTCTGGCCTTCGCTGTCGCTGGATTCACGCCCCGGCGCGATGTCTCATCCGTTGAAGCCAGGGCGCGGACCGACGCTCACATCGACCGGCGGATGTACCGAGCCGAGCACGGTCAGATAGATCGGCGCACCGTCCTTGATCCGCTCGATTTCCTCTGGCGTCGGGAACCAGGCGCTCGTCATCCCCGGCCCGGCGGTCGTCGCCTCGTCACGGATCGGCAGATTGCCGCACGGCCCGTTGGCGTCGCGGTTCCAATCCTTCGGCGCGCCGAGCACGCGCGTGGCGTTGTTGATGCGCCCGACATGCATGGCTCACCTCTTGTCCTGATGTTCGGGCGGCAGGTCGGGAAGCGGCACGGTCTGGCCTTTCAACGCATGCGTGCTGTCGCCGAGGAACTGAATTTGACCGGCGCGGAGGAAGTAGTGGCAGACGTCGATGCGACCCGGTTCGTCATCATCGCTCGGATAGGGGCCGACGCGGATGTGCATGCTCGGCGCGAACGTCGGCGCCTCGAGATTCCCGTCGAACGTCCATTTCGCACCGTTGCGAAGAGGCTTCCCGACCGCGAAGGCGTGCATCCCCTTGCAGCCTGGACACCAATGCGCAAAGGCCGCCCCTCTCCATCCGTCCCCGACGTCGTAGGCGCGCAGCTTCGCGCTCACCTGCCCCATCAGGCGCCGGCCCCGGCGGCCTTCAAGGCGTCGAGGAACGCGCGCGCATAGCCCGCGATCGCCTCGGCGCAGTCGAGCCCGTTGATGATGCGGCGCGCGGCGATCCAGAGCGTCTGCGACGCGGTGAAATAGTCGCCGAGCTTGCGGCCGGTGAACCAGCCGTCGCGCATGCCGAAGATCAGAACGGCCGCCGCGATGTCGGGCCGCAGCGCCAGCGCGGCGTCCCGTTCGAGGTCGAGGTCCGCGCCGATGACGCCATATTTGCGCAGCTCGCGCGTCGCATGGGCGTAGTTCGCGGCCCAAGTGAGCTGCACGTCGCCGCGGCCGAAATAGGCCTGGTGCCACGGCCCCGTCGGCACCCCATAGGCGTGGCCCCTGCCCTGCCCCCATTCCGCGACCGGCTGCATCGTCCGCGCCGTCTCGTGGTAGGTCGTCGCCAGCATGTAGGCGCGCCAGCGCGGGTCCGCGCTCGCATGCGCGTCGAAGGCGTCGAGCAGCGCGGTGAGGCCGGCGACCTGGCCGTCGTGCAGCGCCGCGCCGAACGGCGCGTGCCGCGCGGCGGCGAAGAAGGCGGCGCGGTCCACGCTCAAAAGCCCTGCACCGGCACGAAAAAGCAATACATGGGCGACTGCTGGCCATCGCCATAGTCGAGCCAGAAGCCCACATAGGTTCCGTCCGGCGAGGGCAGCTCCTCGCCGTAGGGGATCACCGCTTTGTAGCCGTCGACGTGCCAGCCGTCGGGCCGCGCATGCACCTCCTCCGGCTTCAGGAGGTGATAGTCGTTCGGCCCGCAGCAGCTCTGCTTGATCCAGGCCGGGACCGGCTGCCCGTCCGCAAGTTTTTCATGCGCGACCGCCAGCGCCATCGGCAGAAGGGCGAGAAGCGGCACCGCCGCGAGCAGGACGAAAGCTCTGCGCATGGAACGCTCCGAAGCCGTCAGGCGCCTGCCGCGGCGACCAGGGTGAAGGCCGTCTCGGGGTTGATCGTCAGCGTCAGCGTCGCCGTGTCGTCGGGCAGGCCCGCGGCGCTGCGCGGATCGACGAGCGCGATCTCGACGAGCGCCACGGTGCGGCGCTTGCCGGTCGGATCGACGAGCCAGACCTGAAGCCGCGTCGGGAGGGCGCCAGGCGCACACGGGTCCGCCGGCATCTGGATCGCGCCCGTCGTCGCGGCGGCGACCGTCACGGCGATTTGCCCGTTCGCGGCGTTCGCGAGCGCGGCGGTGCCGGCCGGCGCGGTGAGCGCGACCGGCGCGGTCGCATAGGGCACGAAGAGCTGCGCGCCGACCGTGTAGCCCGCAAGCGAAAGGGGCGTGACGCCGTCCGCCTCGACGCAGGCGAAGGCGAAGGACCAGTCGTCGCCGATGACGCGGGTCACCAGGGCCGCTTGCGTTGTCATGGGTCAGACCGTCGTCGTGAAGATCGCGGCCTTGCAGTGGGCGACCCACCAGGCGGGCCAGCGGATGCGCGACGCCCAGCCGCCGTTCGCCATCGAGGTCCCGACCCGGCAGGAGATCGTCGTGTAGGGCATGCCGCCGCAGACCGCGTTGACGAGCACGTCGACGCCGATCGCGACGCCGAAGAGCCACGCCAACGCGTGCCCGAACGCGCGGTAGAGCGCCTCGCGCATGTCACGCGGCCGGCGGCGCGTCGCCGGCGAGCACGGCGGCCGCGCGGGGCGCCGTCAGCAAAGCGATGGACTGCAGATAGGTCACGCCGGCGACGACCTCCGCATTGTCGAGCTGCAGGCCCCCTGCACCGGCGGCCATCACCACGAAGAGCTTCACCTGCGTGTCGCTCGAGCCGACGATCGCCGCCTGCTCGGCGGCGGTGAAAAGCGCCATGAACTGCAGAAACGTCAGCGTCGGCGCCGGCGTGACGGTCGCGGCCGCGGGGGTCGGCGTGTTCCCGGCGCCGAGCCACGCCTGGTAGAGCTGCCAGTCGGCGTTGCGCGGATCGTCGGGAATGTGCGCCCCATCCGCGTCGCGGATGACGAAGCTGCCGGTGGTCAGCGTGTACATGGCCTACAGCTCCGCCGACGCCAGGGCATGTATCGCGATCCGCTGGCCGACGCCGTCCGACGACAGCTGCAGGTTGAGCGGGAAGACCATCTGATCGCCGGTCGGAACCTCGACCGCGGCGGTGCTCCCGCTGTCGGCGCCGGTGTCCAGGTTGCGCCAGTTCGCGTTCGCGCCGATCGGATTGAAGTAGGTGATCGTCGGCGCGGCCCGCATGGTCACCGGGAAGCGCCACGCCGCGCCCCAATAGTCGGCGCCGGAGTAGAGGGCGCGATAGATGATGGCGCCGGCCGTGACACCCGTGCCCTGCGCCGGCGCGGTCGCCTGCGGGAAGGTCTTGGCGAGGTAGCGCTGGCAGATGGCGAGCTCGACGCCGACGGGCCGCACCTCCGCCGCCGGCGGCGCCGCGGTCAGCGCCGCCGCGGGGAAGGTCGGCGTCGCCCGCACGTCGGCATGGCTGACGTCGATGCTGCCGGACACGACGTTCGCGAAGCCCAGCGCGATCTGATAGCCGTTCTTGATCGCCGCATTCGGCACGAAGGTATACGCCACAAGGCCGGTCGTCCCGGCGGCGACGGTTTGAAGCGACACGGAATTGATGTCGGTCGTCGACGAGCTGAAATTGTCCTGCGAGGCGGCGTAAGCCGTGGTCAGCGTCGGCGTGATGTCGGCGATCGTGCCGTTATGAATGGCAAAACGGACGGTGATCGCCTGCGGTCCGGAGTCCCCGAGAAGCTGCCCCGCCAGGACGCTCTCGATCCGCTGCTGGAGCGCCACCGTCGAGGCGCTCGACGTCACGCCGAGCCGCAGCGCGTTGCCCGACAGGTTCGCCGCATAGACTTGCGTCCAGGTGACCGGGTTGGTCGTGCGGTTGCTGATCTGCCAGCCGTCGAGTGTGTAGACTGTTGTCGACTGCGCGACGCTCCCCGAGGTGCCGCGCTGGGCGACGTCCATGCCACTGTTGCGGAACTTGTTCGCATAGCCGCGGCCGATGCCGACCGGCGCGACGGAAAGCAGGTTTCCCGAGAGCGTGAGCGTCGTGCCGTCGGGCTTGACGACGCCGGGGTTGGCGGGCGTCGCGGTGACGGCAGACAGCACACCGGTGCTCGAGACCGTCAGCGTGGCGTCGTCGGGCATGACCAGCCCGTGCGACGTCGGCGTCGCCACGGCGCCGAGGGTCGATATCTGATTGTAGAGGTCGTCGAAGTCGGCGTTGCTCTTGGTGAAGGCCGCCCGGACGCTGTCGCCGGTGCCGTCGTTCGGAGCGCCGCCGACGTTGATCCGCTCCTCGCTCATCGCGACAGGACTTTGTGCGGGCTCAGGCGATCGCCGCCGTGGCCGGCGGCCACGCCGGCTCGGGCGTCGCCGCCGCGGCGGTGAGCGCGGCGACATAGTCCTCGATCGCGGCGCCGACCGCCTGCATCTGCGGCTGCGTCATCACATGCGTCGCGCCCGCCACGTCGGGATAGGGAAAGCTCGCCCCGCCGCCAGGGAAGGTTCCGCGGAGGGAGAAGCCGAGCAGCAGCCCCTGCAGCCTGCTCTGGCTCTGCGCGTCGGCCGCATAGGTGCCCGAGATCGCCGGGGCGCCGGCCGAGGTGACGGCGAGACCGACGGCGAGCTTCAGCGCGAGCACGTCCTCGGCCGGAACGTTGCCGAGCGACGTCAGGCCGACCGCCGCGACCGTCACGACGGGCAGACCCGCCTTGAACAGCACGTCCGCGAGCTCGCCGTCGGTAAGCACGCGCGACGGCAGCCGGCCGGCGGCGAGCCAGGCCTGATAGGTCGCGTCGGTCGGCGCGACCCAGCTACCGGCGGCCGAGCCGAAGACGACGCCCGGCCGGTTGCCGGCGAGCCAGTAATTGTTGGTGAGATCGATGTGCATCGGAGCCCCTTACACGTAGCCGTTGCTGCCGACCGCCGTCCCCGCGACGTTGCCCGGGAACATAGAGGCACCCCCGCCGGCGGTGTCGATCACCGAATAGTCGGTCTGGAGGTAGCGCTTTCCGGTCGCGGAACCCGTGAAGCTGCAGAGGCTCGAGGGCACCAGGATCTGGCCGAGGTCGGTCGCCGCGGCGAAGGCGATGCCGAAGGCAGGCGTGCCGTTCATCAGGATGGCGGTCGTGCCATAGATCTGCACGATACCCTGATTGTAGCCCTGCATCCCGTATTGGGCGCCGCCCGAGAAGGTGAGCGCGGTCGAGAACAGCACCTTGCCCTGCGAGTTGCCCTGCATGTGGGCGACGCCGCAGGCGCCGAAGTTGACGTTGGAGACGGTGATCTCGGCGAAGTCTGAGGCGAGGACCGCGATGCCCCAGTTCGAATTCGTCGCGCTGGCGCCGCTGGCGCTGAGAACAGCCTGCGTGCCGGGGTTCGTCGTGATCGCAAAGCCCGCGCCGGCGCCATAGGCGGCGAAGCACGAATTGTTGGTGACCGAAACCGACGAGCCGGGCGTGAAGACGAAGGTGACATTGCCGTCGCCCTGCGTCGGCCGATCATTGCGCACGCCGGCGGTGAAGGCGCCGTTGCAGATGATGCTGATGTTCTGGCCGTTGAGGTTGATCTTGCCGACGACATAGTTCATCGCCGCCTGCAGCGTCAGGAACGGCTGCGTCTGCGTGCCGGGGTTGGTGTCGAGGCCCGCGGTCGCGTCGACATAGATCGAGAGCGGCGTTGCGAGATAGATGCGCCGGTTCTGGTTGATGACCTGGAAGAGCTGGGTGAGGTCGTTCGGGTTGGGCGTCAGACCGCCCATCGTGATCGCGTTGCAGACCTCCCGCATCATGGCTTCGTAGCCCGTCGCGGTCGGATAGGAGCCGCGCGTGCCGGTCGCCGGATTGCCCTCGACGTAGGAGGCGTTCGGGTCCGTGGCGCCGTAGGGGGGCACATATTGCATGCGGGAGGTCCTGGCGTGGAGAGACGGCGGTGGCGCGGCGGCGCCGCTCAGAGCGGCGAGGCGTCGGCGGTGACGAGCGTCGTGTCGGCGGTGAGCAGCGTCGAGTCGGCGGTCATGCCGAGCGGCGGCAAATCGTTCGCATAGTCGAAGATCGGGATCACATGCGCCGGCGCGTTGCGGCGCAGCGTGCATTCGAGGTCGGTCGCGGCGAGGAAGTCCGAGAAGGGGTCGCCGAAGGCCGAGACGCCGAACTCGAAATAGGTGGCCTCTGCGTTGGCGACGTGGACGATCGCCCAGACCGGCATTTCGACGGGGAAGTCGGTGAAGCGGCTGCCCCAGTCGCGGCCGAAGGCCGACCAGCCGAACTCGAACCGCTTGACCATGACGTTGCCGGCGAGCTGGTCGGTCCGCTGCGCCGCGTCGCCCTGATAGTCCGAGAAGCGGTCCCCAAAGGCCGAATAGCCGAACTCGAAATAGACCGGCTGCACCGGCGTGCCGTTGATTTCGACGAAGGCGTCGCCGAAGGCCGAATAGCCGAATTCGAAGCGGCTCCAGTCGAAGTTGCCGAGCTCGAAGGCGGAGCGGCCGAACTCGAACCAGCGCGGCTCCTCGATGGCGACCTGGTAGCCGAGCGCCGCGGCCTGGCAGATGAGATCGGCCGGCCGGCCGCCGCCCTCCGCCGCGACCTTGGCCCGCAGCAGGGTCAGCTGCGTCTGCTCGCTGTAGTTCGCGGTCGCGCACGGGTCGGGCAGCCCGAATTCGATCTGCCAGTCGGCGAGCCCGGTCGAGACGGTGCAGGCCGTCGACTGCATCGCGAGCTCCCACGCCTTCGCGTAGAGGTCGGCGACGGGCTCGGCGACGGCGCGCCAGAAGCGATGCAGGTAGGAACTGTCGCTCAGATCCGCGACATAGTCCGTCCGCCAGGCGCTGCCGCGCGGCAGATAGCTCAGCAACGACCGCAGCAGCGCGGCGCCGGTCGGCGCCGACAGCGCGTCGCTGGTGTCACCGGCCGGCCCCGAGAGCGGCGGGCAGGACGCCGAACGGGTCAGGACGTTCATGCGCGCCCTATTCGAACGTCACGGTGCCGAGGATCGGCAGGGACCCGAGGGCGACGAAGACGTCGGCCGGCGGCGCGACGAGGGTGAAGGTGCCCGCGTCCGGCAACGGCTGGCGGATCGCGCCGGAGATCCATTCCGCGTAGAAGGTGAGCGGGTCTTGCGTCGTCGACACGGCGCCAAGTTCGAAAAAGGCGTCGGCGAGGGCCGCGGCGATCGCCGCCTGCGTCGCCGGCGTGTTCGGGCTCAGATTGGCGATCGTCACGTCGATCGCCTGGGCCGAGGCGACCAGGGTCCGCACGATCGCCCCGACCGGCCGCTGGCTTTCGATCGCCGCGATCACCGGCGCCAGGTCGCCCGGCTGCGGGATCCCGTTCGCCCGCAGCCCGTCGAAGAGCGGCCAGACCGAGACATAGGTGCAGTCCGAGCTGAACCGCGACGCATAGGCGCGGGTGACGCCCGGCACGGCCGTCGCCCAGCGTTCATAGTCGCCCGGCGCGCCGGCCTGCGGCGTGAAGCGCTTGCGCGCCAGCACGCGGGCCCGGAACGCCTCCGTCGCCTCCTCGTCGGCGCCGCCGCCGAGCCCGTTGGCATCGACCGCGCCGGTGTCGGCGAGGTTCGGTACGGCGGGCTGCTGCACCAGCGTCAGGCTCTCGCCGGCCGCGCAATTGGTGGCGGCGCCCGTCGATTGCGCCTGGACCTGCAGGGTGACGCTGCCGTTCGCGGCGCTCGCCACGGCGGTGGAGACGAACTGCACGCCGTCGTCGCGGATGAACGTCACGCCGGCCGGCACGGTCTGCGCCTCCGGGATCAGCTGCGCGACCACGACGGACCCGGTCGCGGCGCTCGAAGGCTTGAGCGTCAGCCCATAGTCGGCGCCATGCCGGTAGACCAGGTGGAAGCGGTCCGCCGTCGAGGCGAAGAGCTGCCGGTAGAGCCATTTGATGCGCTGATACGCATCGAACATCCCGAGCGCGAAGGCCTTGCCCGTGACGGACAGATTGTTCGGCTCGACCATCGCGTCCGTGCCGGGCAGATAGGCCCGGAAGGCGGTGCGCAGGCGCGTGCCGATGTCGGCGAGCGCCGGGATCGTCAATGTGGCCACGGCGACCCCGCGGAGTTAGGGCGCGAGCGGATGGCGGACGCCGGCGCTGAGCGTCCAGAGCAGCGAAAAATCCGTCGACGCGACCTTGGTCCCGTCGCGCTGGTAGAGGGCGATCTTGAGTTCGAGGCGCTGCGTGTCGAGGTTCGCCGTCGCGGTGACGTCGATGCTCGCGCAGGCGCCCTGGGCGATCAGCGTCTGCAGCGCCTCTTGCGCGTAGAGGACCGCCTGGTCGGCGACCGCATCCGTCAGCACAGAGCGGCGCAGCAGCCAGAGCTTCGAGCCGAGCGGCGCGACGCTCGTGTCGACGAGGTCGCCGGCCCAGCCGCGCGGGTCGCCGGAGTCGTCGGGGATGTCGTCCGACGGGTCGGCGCGGGCATCGCTCATCAGACAGAGAATGATGGCGGTCTCGAGCGGCGCCCGGGCGCGCAAGCCGCCCCTGTTGTCGCGCTCAGTCGGCGCCGCCGGGGCGTAGTCACCCTCGATGCCGTCCCAGACCGTGTCCCAGAGGAGGTTCGGCGCGAGGACGGTGGAGTCCAGCGCCTTGAGACGGATTGGCATGGGCGGAAAGCTCACAAAAAAGCCGGGGTCAACCGGCCCCGGCGCGACTTTCCGCTCATGGCAGAATGCCCTCGATCGAGATCGAGGGCAAGCCGATTTCAGGGATCGGTCGGCTGTCGCGGGGCTGACAGGTAGGCGTTCGCGCCAAGCGGTGTTGCCCGGACTTTCTGCAAAAGCGCCTTTGCCTCGCTATAGGAGAGGGCATCGCCAGCCAGGACTGCAAAATAGCTGTTGCCGGGAACAGGGTCGGCGACCGAAACCTCCCATTCGGGGGACTGCCGGCGAACCCGATCGGCGACCGAAGCCGCCTCATTCGGGTCCTGTGTTGACGCGACGACCACGCGGTAGCCCGGTGTGCTCGGCACGCCGTCGAAAAATAGGCGCACGCCTTTCCAGAAACCTTCGACCTTGGTGAGGGGCGGCGTGTTCGTCTGCGCATATGCGGAAGAGATCAGCGATAGCCGTCGCAATCCCTCGCCCGAACCCCATGCGGTGACCAACGCGGGCGCCGACACCGCAATGGCGAGGAGTTTAAACCGGCTTTGCTCGGTCACGGCCCACGCGATCCCTACCGACAGTATGATGATGCAGAGCGCGATCACCCCGTACCCCCATCGTTCGTAAACGGCGTCGCTGTCTTCATACATCCCCTTTAAGACGGCAATAAGCGCCGAGGCTCCCTGCGAGATCACCTTGTTCGCAATGACCAAGAGCCCGGCCAAAACTCCGGCGACAATGCGGCCCCTGGTTGATATGTTTCCTGCCATGACGCCTACCCCCATGGCGGGACAGGCTAAAGGACTTGCTTCCGCGGCGTCCAGGCCAGTTTCACCGGGGCTCGTGCAGCGGCGCCGGACACGCCGTCGCGGCGCGCCGCAGCGCCGCGACAGTCCCGATCGACGCGAGGGCGAGCAGGATCACGGCGACCCGCAGCAGGTTCGCGGCCATCCCCTCAAACCGCCGCATAGACGTTCTTCGACAGCCCGGCCTCGGTCGCCACCCGCGCGCCGCCAGGGCCGCTCATGCCGAGGTAGACGTTGTTGCCGCCGGGGTCGGCGAAGATGTGGCCGCTCGCCGTCAGGGTGATCTTGCCGTTCTTGGCGGTGACGACATAGTCGCCGCCCGCGACCGTGGTCTGGATGCCGTTCTTCTGGGCGAGGTAGATGATGTTGCCGCTCTGGTCGTAGAGCTTGACGTCGCCCTCGTTGAGCTTGTTCGGCCGCTTCGCGGGTAGGTCGCCGCCGACGAGGAACGAGGCCGTCCGCTCCCCGCCGAAGGAGACCATGACCCCGTGCGAGCCGTTCGGCGCATAGGTCGATAGGCCATAGGGCTGCGGCCGGTAGACCTGCTTGAGCTGCTCGCCCGCGAGGCCGTAGAGGTCGACGAGCTGGAAGCCGTCGGAATCGTCGGTCTTGATGAATTCCGAGCGGACGAGGTGCGGATGGTAGCCGCGGGTGTTCATCGGCGCCCTCCCCCGCTCAGTCGCCGCCGCCGGTCGCCCAGGCCGCGTTGCTGGAGCCGCCCGACGCCTTGCCGCCGAGCGCCTGCGGGTCGACGAGCGAGAGTTTCGCCGTCGTGCCCGTGCTGCGGTTCTGCGTGAAAGTCACCTGCTTGATCGCCATCACCTGGTCGATCTTCAGCTTGCCGCTTTGCAGGTAGACGAGCTGCTTCGGGTTCCACAGCTTGCCGCCGCTGTCGCGCCACCCCGTCACCGTCACCTCCGCCGTCGTCGCATAGCCGGACTGGCGCGCGACATGCCAGTTCGCCCGCTCCTGCGCGCGCTGCGGGTCGGTGTCGCCCTCGACGAGCAGGATCAGCGGCCGGTAGCGCGAAACGGTCGAATCCGTCTGCTCCTGCTCGATCCGCAGATTGGTCTTGCCGTCGCCCTTCCAGCGCTGGCCGCGCGCCTTGACGCTCGAATGCTTCTTGCGCATCGAGAGCTTGGCGGACGCCTTCTCGATGTTGACGCCCTCGACGAGCGCGCCGGCATGCATGCCGAACACCGAGGCGTTGGTGAGCGAGACCGAGCCGTCCGGGTTGCCGACGAGCAGAACCCCCTGGGCGCGGGCGAGCGTGTCCAATTCCTGGAAGACGGTGGCACCCTGCACCGTCTGGTGGAACGGGATCTGTTTGAGCGGGATCTCGGGCGTGAAGCCGATGCCGAAGACGTCGAGGGCCTGGGCGATCTGGCCGAGGTCCTGGTTGTCGAAGCGGCCGGTCGGATGCACCTGCGAACAGTCGATCGCGTCCGCCCCCTTCGAGCGGCCGGTGATCGTCGCGGTGTGCGAGGTCTTGTCGAACTCCGGCGCATAGTCGTCGACGTAGCCGGTGACCATGAGGTCGCCGGTGGCGTCGATCTCGACCGGCGTGCCGGGCGCGAAGGGCCATGCGGCGGCGATCGCCTCGTTGGGCTCGGCCGCCTTGATCGTGAAGGAGCGCGCCGCCTGCCCGGCCCCGGCCTGGATTTCGACCTCGAGCCAGGTCGAATATTGGAAACCGCCGGCGGAGACGGTGACGATCTCATACGCCAAACGCGCGGGCCATCAGTTCGGCGCGAGCGCCTCGAAGAGCGTCGGCATCAGCATCGGCGTGCCGACCCGGTTGCGCGCGACGAGCTCGGTCGCCCGGCTCGGGTCGCCATAGAGCCGGTAGGCGAGCACCGTCGACGGCAGGCTGAGGTTGACCTCGTAGAGGACGACCGGCTTCAGGTTGGTGATGACCTGCGTCAGATAGGTGACCGCCTGGCCCCAGAGGTCGGAGAATGCGTTGGTCACCTTGGGCCCGAGCGCGCCATAGAGCGGCAGCACGGCCTCCGCGATCGTGCCGATCAGCGTGCGCGCGGCGATCGCGCTCGGCCGGTCGGTATAGGTCGCGGTCGACAGCAGCCGGATCGCCTGCATGGTGGCGGCGACGGCGAGCGCGGCGCGGATCGCGGCGGCGGCCTGCGTCGTCTCGGGCGCGTCGTCGACGGCCGGCACGAGCGAAACCGCCGTCGCCGCCGCGACCTGCAGGACGGGGGCGGCCTGGTCGGGCGTCGCCGCGAGCGCGATCGTGTCGAGGACGGCGAGCGCCGCGGCGACGAAGGGGCCGGGACCGCTCTCGGCGGCCGCCTCGGCCGTCTGCGCCAGGGTGACGACGGCGGCCGCCGCCGTGGCCGAGACCTTGTCCGGTAGCACGACGCCGGCGCGGACCGTCTCGACGAAGCTCGCCGTGTCGGTCAGCGCCGCCGCGGCCGCCATGCGCTGCGCCGACATGGCGCCGACGTCGGTGAAGAGCGTCGTCACCGCCTCGCCGAGCGTGGTCGACGCGTCGAAGAGCGCGTTGGCGATGAGCTTGGCGCCGAGGCCGAGCGGCAGCGGCGCGTTGGCGGGCGAGCCCTCGTCGATGAAGGTGACGGGGATGGAGGCCCGGTTCAGCGCGTCCTTCTGCCAGCTCGGCGTCCAGTCCTCGGCCGAGCAGGTGAAGACGCCGAAGAACGGCAGGATCAGCGCCGCCGGCGTCGGCTGGTTCAACGCCGCGATAAAGGCGGCGGCGTCCGTATCGGCGGTCTCGGAGACGAAATAGGCGGTGACGCTATAGCGGCCGGCCTTTGCCCCGAGGTCCTCGACGTCCCATTGCTCGCTGCCGGGATATTCGTGGATGACTTTCGAGCGGGCCTGCTTCAGCTCCTCGGTGTCGACGTAAAAGGACACGCCGCGAAAGGAGGCCGGGGCCCAGCGCCAGTCACGTGCCATATGGGAAGCCCCCGCCTAGCGTCCGAAAGCGCCCTCCGGAAAGGTCGCCATCAGGCTGCCGTGGTGATGACAGCCACAGGCCATCAAGGCCTCGGCCTCTTCGTCGAACGGGCCGGCACAGCAGGCACCGTCCGCATCGGCGACGATCCACCAGGTCCACCCGTCCGCGTCGACGCGCAGCACCTGCATGGCTATTGCTCGGTCGTCGTCTCGCCGACGCTCCCGGGCGCGCCCCGCACATGCGCCTCAGCTGCCGCCCGGAAGGCGCTCGCGGAGGCGATGAGCTTCAGCAGCTCGTTGCCGGCCTCGGCCCGCACGGTCACCTCGATCGGGACCTTGTCGAAGGCCACGTCGACCTTCTGCAAGGCCGCGCCCTGCTGCCCCGTCGGCCCGCGCGACTGGACCGTTATGTCCTGGCCGCCACCAAGGCCAAAGCCGCCGGCGATAGGCGGCAGCGTGGCGCCGCCGCGCGGCGGGATTGTCCCCATCGGCCCGAAGCCGAAATTGTAGAGACCCGACCCCGGCGATCGCGACGCCAGCTCGTCGAACACCTCCTGCTGCTCGCCGAGGTGGATGCGGTTGCGGAGCTGCTGGGCGTTCTTCTCGAGCGGATCGAGCAGCATCGGCAGAGTCTCGGGCATCTTCGACCGCTCGCGGATGCCGGCCATGCGGGCCTCGATCTCCGCGAGCTGGAGCCGCAAATCCTCCATGTCGGACTTGCCGCGGGGCATGTAATATTTGCCGGCCGCGAGCGAGCCGATGAAGTTGAGCCCCTGCCCCGCCTGGCTGCCAAGCCAAGCGCCCGCGAGCGCGGCACCGCCGAAGCTGAAGAAGGGCAGCGCGCCGCTCGCGCCAGCGCCGATCCCCAGCGTGCCGAGCAGGGCGCGCGTGCCCCAATAGCCCGCGCCGGCCGCGCCGCCCACCGCGCCGAGGGTGCCGAGAACGGCGCTCGGCGTGTCATGCGCCGCGACATCCGCGACTTTGCCGAATGCCGCCGACAGCATGTTCAGCGAGGTGATCGCAGGCTGCAGGAACGGTTTGCCTGCCGCGGCGGCGAGAGCCTGGAGTTGATTGTGCAGCCCTTCGAGCGCGAGGCTCAGGCTGTGGGCGCCAAGGTCGCCGGCCGCGTCCAGCCCCTTCGAGCCGCGAAGGAGTGCCGCGTCCTTGTCGATGCGGCCCTGCTGCGTGGCGAGCAAGCTCACCATTTGCGCCGCCATGCGGTTCGTGAAGACGACCCCGATTTCCTTGGCGATGTCGTTCGGCAGCTCGATGCCGAGCTTCTGCATCGCTGGCAAGAGATATTGCCGCACCCACTGGTTCGGGTCGGACTGCGCGGTCTGCCACCCGGCGATCGAATGACCCGGCTTGATGCCCTTGGCTTCGCCGTTCTTCAGCCAATCGACATCGTCACGCTGCAAAAGGCCGAGACGCACCATCTCCTTGATGGCCGGATGCTCCATCCGGCCGGCGACGATCGCCCGGTTGAAGCCGGAGACCGCATTGCCGTAGCTCGACCCGCCGAGCTCCTGCGCCAGGGTCGGCGCGGTCGACAGAATGAATTTCTCCGACAGCGTGGGCGTCGCCTGGCGCCCATACTTGAACATCTCATAGTATTGATAGGGTTTAAGCGTGTCGCCGAAGGTGTTGATGCCCTTCGCGATACCTTCCATGTACCGCTGGAAGTCGGCCGGGTGCTGGGTGACACCCTTGATTTCGAGGCCCTTAACCAAGAGATCAAAGTCTTCGCCCACGTCCTGGCCGGGGCGCGCCGCCTGCGAGAGCACGCGGAGCTTCATCAGCGGCTCCATGATGGAGGCCGCTTCCTCATAGGTGCCGACGATGGACCGCGCATTGCGCAGCATGTGCATCGTCTCGGCCTGGCCGATCGAAGGATATTGCCGCGACAGGCGCGCAGAGATTTCCGTCGCCTCTTCGATCTCGGCCGCGGACATGCCGGAGGCCGCCATGCGCGCCTGCTCGTGACCCTGGCGGCCGGCCGCCGTGAGCATGCGCCGGGCGAGCGACTCGCCCGCCGCGCCGCCGCCGGCGACAGCGGCGGTGTCGATATCGAGCCGACCGAGCCGCTTGCGCGCCGCAAGCTCCTTCTCGATCATCTGCCGCTGCTCGGCGAAGATGGCGCGGGTCTCCATGAAGCTGCGGCGGCGCTCCGGAACGGCGAAGCGCACCGCCATGCGGTTGGCCTCCGCGACGCGCCGGCTCAGCTTCTCGATCCGCTCGGCCTCGGCGGCGAGCCCGACCGAGAAACGGCCGCCCACCGAGCCCATGCGCTGTTGCGCGCTTCGCGCCGCCTGCTCCAGCCGCTCAAGTTTGCGGGCGACCTGACCGAAAACGCCGCCGGTCTTGTCCTGGCCGGAGATGACCGCCCGGGTCTCGATCGTCTTCACGGCCATGCCGGCGTTACCTGCGTTTCATCTCGTCTGCGTGGGTGGCGGCGTCCTGCGCCCACCACACCATTTGCGAAAAACTCATCCGCTGGACGGAGCGGGCGTCGATGCCGCAGCGCCAGACGAGGTATCGGGCGAGGCGCCGGAGCCCTTGTTCGGCTCCGCCCTCGCCTCGCGGAAAAAACCGAGGATCGTGTCCCTGATCTTCAGCGTGTCCGTCAGAGACGCGAGAGCCATATGGTTCGGGTCGGCCGGTGGCAGGAGCAGCCGCTCGGCATAGGCCGAAATGATCTGCGGCGTGTCCGAGTAGATCAGACCACCCTCCGCCGTGCGCATGACGGTCTCGGGGTCGCCGAGCGCCATGTAGTCCTCATACCGCGGCTCGCGGAAGGTGAAGGATTTGACGGCACCGCCAGCGCCGAGCGGCGTCGTCAATTCGACGGTCGTGGTCTTCGCCATCTATCAGGCGCTCGTCTGGTTGTAGTCGGCCTGCGCGCACATGATCGTCAGGCCGGCGACCTCGCCGGTTTCCGTGTCGATCTTCGGCGTGCCGATCAGGCTCGCGTTGGTGAAGGTGTGCAACACGCCGGCGTCGCTTTCGAGAATCGTGCAGTCGAAGAACTGCAACATGAAGGCCGAGTCCCACATCGGCCGCGCATTGCCGCTGGAGGCTTGCCCGCGGTCGAAGGAGAGTTCCGCGCTCACGGCCTTCGCCTTGGTCGACCGGGAGACGGTGCCGTCCTGGTTCTCGTTGACGCTATGCTCGAGCCCCGAGGGGTCGATCGTCGCCTTGCCGCGCGGCGAATAGCGCGTGCCGCCGAGCGCAATGGTGATCCTGCCGCCAGCTTGATACACGGGCCGCTCCTAAAATGATGGGAAAAAGGGAAGCAGGTGCGAGGCGCCGGAGGCGCGCCCGCTCGCTCAGCTCGTCGCGGCGGCGTTGAGGAACACCGTCGCATTTGCCGCGAACACGCGGAGCTGGTTCACGACATCGAGCGGCAGGTAGCAGTTGACCCGGTTCGGGTCGCCGTCGGACTGCTCGACGATGACGTTCTGCGCGAAGAGCGCGAGGTTCTTCATGATGCCGCCGCCGACGAGCTGCGTGTAGGCGTGGATGATGTCCGCCTTCAGATCCGTCGGCGTGGTGAAGCCCTGCAGCGCGTTCGGGTTCGTCGGCACCAGCGCGTCGCGCGGATGTTTTTGAGTTATGTACTGGTTGATGAAACGCACCGCATACATGGTCTGCGCGAGCGTCTCGATGTCGAGCCAGGTGGTGTCCACCTGCCCCCACGAGTTGACCTGATAGGTCGTCGTGACGCGGTCGAGGTAGACCTGACCGTCGGTGCCGACCGTGTAGCCGGAGAGCCCGTCGTAATAGAGGGTCTGGCGGTCGCCGCGGTCCCATTGGTCCGAGGCGAGCTTCGGCGGTAAAATGCCGTCGAGCAGCAGCGTCTGCAGCGGCCGGGAGATTTCGCCGGCGTCGCCGATGTCGGCGCCGATGTTCTTGTGCAGCTGGATCACGCCGCCCAGCGCCGCCGACCACCACCAGGGCGGCGACGGGGAGTTCGCCACGGGCATGATCGTCATGTGCGGGTCGTTGCGCGTGCCGCCGAGCGCGGCGGCGGCCGACAGCGTGCCGAAGACGGTCGTCACGCAATGGCCGTAGAGCTGGACGGTCGGGTCCCAGCGGCCGCCGACGTTGCTCAGGAAGTCGCGCACCGAGTTCAGCGACGTCGCGTCGCTGTAGGGCATGGCGATCCAGTCGAAGAGCTTGTCGCCGAGCGCCGCCAGGCCCGCATTCAGCAGCGGAATGCCGGTGCCAAGCGTCGCCGAGCCGAAGTTGACGATCGTCGTGTTGGCGACGAAGGGCCCCTCGTCGCCGACGAGGTTGTTGTCGATGGACATATAGTTGCCCATCGTCCCGGCGTGGGTCGCCGTGCAGGTGACGACGCCGGTGCCGGCGTTGGCGACCGCCGTGAAGGGGAACGACATGCTCGTCCCGTCGCTCGCGACATAGCCGGCGTTGAAGGCGGCGGCGATGTTGGCGCCGATGATGGCGGCCGTGTCGGTGGAGAGGACGCCGATCTCGACGAGCTGGCCGCAGCCGTAGAGCATCAGCGTGCCGGCGGTGCCGGGCGCGGTCGGCGTGATCGTCGCGGTCGCGGCGACTCCGGCGGGGTCGGCGAGCGGCAGCGCCCAGATTTCGCCTTGCGAGTTCTGCAGCCGGGCGAGGCGCACCATGTCGACGAGCATCGAGCCGACGCCGAAGAGGTCGGTCGGCAGATGGTCGATGAGGATCGGCGTGTTGGCGACGGCGGTCGGCAGGACGCGCGTGACCGTCACGTCATATTCGTCGCCGGCCTGGTAGGCCGTGCCGCCGACGACGATGCTGACCGACAGGCCGTTCGAAAAGGCCGTGCCGGTCGCCCCGGCGCCGAGGCCGTTGCCGTTCGGGTCGGTGACCGTGAAGGCCGTCGCTCCGGTGAAGACGATTTTGTAGGTGCCGAGGATCGTGGCCGGCAGCACCGCGAAGGTGGCGACGCCGTTGCCGTGCATGCCGGCCTTGGGGACGGCGGTGAAGGCCGCGCCCGCCATCTGCCCGATGAGCAGCAGCCGGCTGTTGCCCTCGTAATAGTTAACGCCGGAGTTGACCTCGGCGTAGAAGAAGGGGACGCGCTCGTTCGACGGCATCCGGTTGAAGGCGACGGACATGCTGGCCTCGCGGACATGAAAAAGGCCCGCGCGATGGCGGGCCGGTCAGGGCGGTCTTCGGTGGGGTGCCTCAGTCGACCAGGCTTGCGGCTCGGCGTGCGGCTCGGCGCGCGGCTAGGCCCGCGATTTGCCGGACGGGGGCGGCGCCTGGTCGTCGGCGAGCTGCGGGAGCGCTGGCTCCGGCGCGGCGATAATGAATTCGGCGGCCGGAATTGCATCGGCCGGCGGCGGCGCGGCGCCCGCGGCGTTGCCGTCGTCGGCGGTCACCAGGACGACGTCGCCCTGCATCAGCCGGCGCCGCCAGAAGAGGTTGTCGGGCACGATTTCGCCGGCGTCGCCGAGCGGCCGGTAACCGCGGGAGGGGTTGCGCACCCGCGTACCGGGCTTGGCCGGCTTCACGTTCAGCATTCCATCGGTGTCGGGCATCATCTCTCCTTCGGCTGCGTCAGCCAGCGCGCGGAAACTGTGGTCGGGCGCCCATTGGCGCTGCGGCCGGCGGCCATGCGGGCGTCGAGGCCGAGGAGCGGCGGCGCGCTCGGCTGCACGAGGGCGCCTGCGATGGCGAGCGCGACGGCCTTCTCCGGAAGCGCGTCCGGCCACGCGACGGCGATGTCGCGGAACGTCTTCGGGAGGCGGTCGAGGCCCGACAGCGTCGGGTCGAAGCTCGTCCAGGCCAGGTCGTCGAAGACCTCGACCTTGTAGATGAGGTAGCGGGTCGCGAAGCGCTCGGCCTTCTCGCCCTGCGGGAAGCGCAGCGACTGGCGGTGCATGACGCGCCGGTAGGCCTTCTGAAACAGCAGCGAGAGCGGCGTGACGAGGTCCTGGAACAGCGCGAGCTGGATTTGCGCCTCCAGCGTGTCGAGCGACGCCTCCAGCTCGGCGTCCGTCGTCGGGCAGGTGATGTCGGTGATCGCGCCGTCGGCGTCATATTGCGCCTCGACGATCGACATTTCGAAGACGAGCTGCACCTGCGGGACGAAGGGCGGGCCGCCATTGTTGGCACTCAAGGCGTCGCCCGCGTCGTCCTCGGTGTAGACGGCGACGATCGGCGTCGCCTTCTCCGGCGCCAGCGCCTCGATCGCACCGATCCGGCTGTCGGCGACGTCGGTGCCGGCGATCGTGCGGCCGCGCAGCGCGGCGACCGCGGCGAGGCGGAGGCAGGCGCGGGCGAGGCTCACGGCGCCGGCGTCTCGTCGAGGTCGTCGAGGATGTTGTCGATCATCCGTTCGTCCGCGACGACGTTGAGAAGCCGATGCAGCAGACCCTCCCGCGAGAGGCCGCGCCGCCGCGCGGCGGCGTCGAAATAGGCAAGCCGCGGTCCGGCGAGGTTCAGCCCCTCGCGCTGCGCCGCCGCGGTGCGGAAGCTCAGCCCGAGGCGGCTCGCCTTCGCATGCGCATTGCTCGGCGTCGTCGCCACGACCGGGTCCTCGGCGACCTGCTTGGCGTTCCAGCCGATTCCGATCAGGAAGCCGAAGCGGGCGAGCCGCGACGCCGCCCAATGCTCGGCCATCTCCGCGCTCACGACTTGAGCTTGATGACGCGAAGCTGGATGCGCGCGATGCCGTCGGGCGCGAGTCCCGCGACCTGGTAGACCGCGCCGGTGTCGCAGTCCGTCAGACGGTCGCCGTCCCTCGGCGCATAGGGCAGCGCGGCCGTGGCGATGTCGATCGAGGAGTCCTGCTGGCTTTCCTGAGCCACCGTCGACTGCTTGCGCGAGCGGGTGTCGGGATAGGCGAAGACCGGCACCTCGCCGAGCGCGCCGACGATCGGCGCCGCCGGGGCGGCGCGGCCGGGGTCGGGGATCGGGCGGCCGCCCAGCGGGTCGGGCGCCATCGGCTGATACAGGAAGAGGCTGCCGAAGCGCGCGTCGATGTCGGGCGCCGCGCGGCTCCAGGCGTCGGCGAAGGCGGACGTCATGCGGCGCCCTCAGCCTTGCGTCACGCGGCCGACTCGGCGCCCTTCGCGGTGACGACCTCACCGCCATGCGTCTCGAGGATCGCGTCGGCCTCGTCGGCGTCGAGCGTGACCGGCGTGCCCGGCGGGATTCTCTTGACGACGTATTTGCCGCTGACGACGGCGCCGTTTATGTCGAACTTGAACGGCTCGTGCCCCTTGTCGGGCACGTGCAGGGTGACGTTGGTCTTGATCGTCTTCGTGTTCGCGGCCATGGGGGCGCTCCAGTCGAGGGACGTGCGGGGGCGACGCCGGCGCGCGGGCCGGCGGCGACGGTGGGTTCGGCGGCGGGGTCTGGCTCAGACGCGCGGGTTGGGGCGCGACGATCAGGCGACGGTGGCGGCGAAGGTCGCGTTGATCCAGCCGAACAGCGGCAGCGGCGCCGACTGCGTCATGGTCGAGGTCTGCGACGGCTCCTCGGTGTCGAACACCTTGGGGAAGCGCGGCAACGGCCGCAGGCCGGCGCGTTTGTCCATGATGGCGCCATAGGCCATGATGCCCTGCGCGCCGCCCGGGCTCGCCAGGATCACCGTGTTGTTCGGCATGAACTGCTGCACGGTGCCGGTGTCGTCGGTCCAGAGCTCCTGATACTGCCAGAAGTCGAACTCGGGCAGCGAGCCGAGATAGGCGACCTCCTCGCCGATTGCACCGCCCGTGGTCTTGCCGGCGAGGTCGATGTTACCGGTCGTCTGGCGGAAGGACTGCATGACCTTCAGGATCGTCGGCGACTGGATGAGCAGGTCGCCGGCGAGCGGGTCGAGAATGACCGTTCGCGGCTTGTAGCCGCTCACCTGCTGGACCAGCGTCGACCAGGCGCGGATGTTCTGCAGCGGGTCGACGCCGGCCTGCCCCCAGCGCAGCGAGCCGGTGAGCTGCACCGTGTTGCCCGAATTGCGGTTGAGGTTCAGCACCGTGGACGGGTAGTCGTCGCCCGAGCAGGTCACCGTGCCGGTGAGCAGGAGCTGCATGATCATCCAGATCTCGCGGCGGGTGATCGCGTCGTCCTCGAGCATCATGTTGTCGAGGATGGCGAGCGCGTAGCGCTGCTCCGGCGACATCTCGCCGGGGAGCCGCTCGCCGGCACGGCGCTTCATCGCCTTCAAGGGCTCGACGATGTGCTTCGGCTTCACATAGGCGGGCGTGAAGCTCTGCGTGGCGTAGCCGCGCGAGCGCATCACCTTGCCGACCGTGGTCGGCGCGGTGAAGGCCGCCATCTGGCGGGCGCGCTGGACCTGATCGAAGTAGACTTCCGACGTGTCGAAGGTCTGCTCGAATTGCATGAAGAGCTTCTTGATGAAGCTCGACGGCCGGTCGAGGACGCCGAACGCGCCGAGCAATTGTGCGGTGGAATTGACGTCGAACATGGCGGGTCAGGCTCCCCAAAGGAAAAGGCCCCGCGCGGGGCCTTTCTGGATGCGTTTTCGGAGGGTGGTGCGGATCAGCCGAGCGTGCCGGCCGTGTGGACGAAGAGCGGGATGTTGTTCGCCCGGAAGGCGGCGCCGAGCGTGCTGACCGACCAGCTCGCGTCGATCGTCATCGCCTCGAAGGCGAAGCCGCCGTCGAAGTAGCAGGGGCCGGTGGCGTCGCCGCCGGTCGTGTCGATGTCGGCGGCGACGATGGCGGAGGGCACCTGCGACCCGTCGAGCGCGGTGGCGACGCTCGGAATGTAGCGGTCGGCGGCGGCGACCGTGACGTTCCAGCCGTCGCCGGCGACATAGGGCGTGCCGCCCGCCGCGACCATCACCTTGATCTGGGTCGCGAAGGCGGTGCCGGTCGCGCCCTGGCCGATCTGGTCGCCCTTCGGGTCGAGGACGTTGTAGGCCGTCGCGGAGGTGAACACGATCTTGTAGGTGCCGGGCTGGGCATTGGCGAGCGCCGGCGTGGTGGCGTCGGGCACGCAGGTGCCGGTGCCGGTGTTGCCGCCGGCCTTGGCGGCAGCCGTCACGGCGCCGATGGTCTGGTGGCCGAGCAGCGTGCCGCGCTCCGTCACCGCGCCGGCCGCGCCGATGGTGACCGGACGGGAGTGGTAGGGACCCTCGCCGGCGTAAAGCGCGGTCGGGTCGAATTCAGCGTATTGCGTCATGGCCTGTCCTCGGAAATGGCGGGGCCCGGAGCGCCGGGCGCGGTCTGGAGTGGGGTTGCGGGCGCGGCGGCGTCAGGCGGCGGTCTTGCCAAGCAGGGTGCGGGCGATCGCGGCGCCCTTTTCCGCGTCGGACATGTCGGCCTGGCGCCGGCCGCCGTCGGCACCGACGTTCGGCTGCTTGTCGTTGCGCATTTCCGCGTCGAGCGAGGCGTCGGCCCCGCCGACCGGCGCCTTGGCGAGGGCCGCCTGGGCGACGTCGGCGGCAAAATCGGTCTCATAGGCAAAATGCGCGGCCAGAGCCTCGCGGCCCTTCGCCTGCTCGGCGTCCATGATGCCCTTGACGCGGGCGCGCTCGGCGGCGGCGCCCTCGGCGCGACCCTCCTTGAAGCCGACTTCGCGGCCCTCTTTCAGCCCGGCGGCGTGGCCCGCCGCGAGGCCCTCGGCATGACCGGCCGCGTGGCCGGCCTTGTGGCCTTCGCTGTGGCCTTCGGCGCGCGCCGCGGCGACGGCCGCCTCGTGGTCGGCGCGGGGAACGGCGTTGGCGGCGAGGGCCGCCGCATGCGCAGCAGACGTCATGGTAAAACCTCCAAAGGACGGCCGCTCCGCGGCCTTGATCTCCGCCAGGAAGGCGTCGAAAGCTTCGTTCGAATGGGCGACGGCGTCGGCGAGGCCGCGCGCGACCGCCTCCTCGCCGGAAAAATCATCCGCCTCGGTCGCGAGCGCCGCGGCCGCGCTCAGCCGGTCGCCGCGGCCGAGGCCGACGGCTTCGGCGAAGAGGGCGCGCGACTGTTCGAGATCGGCGCGAATGCGCGCCGCAGCGGCGTCGGGGAGCGCGGCATAGGGGTTGCCCTCGCCCTTGTGCGCGCCGGCGGCGAGCACCGTGACCTTCACGCCGCGCTTCTCCAGCGCGGCGGAATAGTCGGCGTGCAGGGTGATGACGCCGATCGAGCCGGCGCGGCCGGACGCCGGCATCACGATCTGCCGCGCGCCCGAAGCCAGCAGATAGCCGGCCGAGAGCGCGAAATCGGTCAGGATCGCGATCGTCGGCTTGGCGGCCGAAAGCTCGCGGATCAGCGCGGCCGTGTCGAAGGCGCCGGCGACTTCGCCGCCATAGCTGTCGACCTCGAAGACGACGCCTTGCACGGAGTCGTCGGCCATCGCCTGGCGGACGCGGGTCTGGATGCCCTCGTAAGAGGTGTCGCCCGAATAGGTCCCGACCCATTTGCCCTTGTGGATCAGCGAGCCCTCGATCGGGATGATCGCGACCGAGCCGATGCGGTCGAGCGTGTCCATGTCCTCGGCCTTGAAGCGGCGGCCGAGCGGGTCGCCGAGCCGGCCCATGACGTCGGCGAGCGCCTGGGCGCCGTTGCCGTCGAAGGCGACGTGGGCGATCGCCTCGGGGCCGTCCGTGTCGACAGCGGTCCCGAGGATGCGGGCGCCGAGCGCGTCGACGATGGCGCGCGCCTTGCCCGGATGGACGGCGAGCGGCACGTTGAAGAGCCGCGTCGCGATGTAGGGCATCCCTGCGGTCATGCGTCGTCGTCCGGGTTGCCGCGGGTGGGTTTCGGAGTCTGCCGGTTCGCCGGCGGCGGGTCTTGGACGCCGGCCTGGTCGTCGCGCGGCAGCTTGGCGCGGATCAGCGCGTCGGGGTCGAGGCCGGCGGCGATCATCTCCTTGCGCTCCAGGGCGCGCTGGCGGATCACCTCGCGCCAGTCCATGCCCTGTTCGGCGCATTCGCGCTGATAGGTCGAGAGCCCGACCGAGAGCCGCGCGACGGCGGCGTCGGCCTCCTTTATCGGGTCGACCCAGCCGCGCGCCGGCATCACCCAGGAGCCGCCGCAATAGGCTGCGCGGGCGGCGCGGAAGCGGGGCGCCCCCTTCGGATAGGCGACGCGGCCGGATTCCAGCGCCTCCTCGAGCCAGTTCGAATAATGCGGGTCGAGGAAGGACGCGCCGAAGTTCGACTGGCGCGCGGTGAAGCCGCGATAGATCTCGAGCATGGCGCCGCGGAAGCCGGCGTAGTTGGTCTGCGAGAAGTCGCCGGTCAGCTGCTCGTAGCTGAGGTTCGAGGCCGCCGCGATGTAGCGCAGCCCGACCCGGTAATAGTGCTCGAAGGCGACGTTCGGATGCGTCGCATGTGTGAGCTGCACCTCGTCGTCGGGGTACAGGAAATTCAGCGCGACGCCCGGCAGCCGGATGCCGCTGCGCTCGTAGTAGCCGAGGCGGCGCGCCTCGCCGGGGCGCAACGCGAGGTCGTCGCGGTCCCCGGCGGGCTGCAGCGAGTCGGCGATGTCGTCGGCGTCGCTCTTCGACTTGATGAAGGCGGCGAGCAGCGCGTTGAGCAACGCCGCCTGCAGCTCGGCGCGGTCGTAGCGGCCGAGCATGCGGACCTTGTCGAGGATCGGCGCCATCGGCGGCTCGCCGCGCACCTGCCCCGCCCGCTTCGCCTCGAAGCTGTGGACCACGCACCAGCGGCCGTTGCGATAGTGCCGCGGCAGCTGGTCCCATATCCACGGATAGGCGCCGAGCACGCCCCAGTCGCCGGGATGCGCCGAGCGGATGTGGTAGCCGGTCGGCTCGCCCCAGGCGCCGAGGTCGACGCCGGCGCGGCGCGACACCGAGTCGAGATAGAGGTTCGGGTTGGACAGCCGGTCTGGGTCGACCGTCTGGATCGCCGTCTTCCAGTCCTGCCCGCGATCGAGCCAGAGCGAGATCGAGAGCGCCTCGCCGTCCTGAATGCGATGCCGGAAGTTCAGCGCCAATATGGCGCCGAGCGACATGCGCTGCCCGGCGTCGCAGGACATGAAGTCCTCGGAATAGTCCTTGAACGCCGCCTCGATCTCTTCGCCGAGCGCCTGGGCCGCGTCCTCGTCGATGCCGAGCCGCCTGGCGTTCGGCCTGGCGACGCGGCGCCAGCCGGCGCCGATGATCGCGTCGACCTGGCGCTGCACGGCGGTGGAGGCCCAGCCGTCGTTGCGCGCCATGTCGTGGATGCGCGTCGCCAGCGTGTCGCGCTCATAGGTGAGCGCGACCTGGGCGGACGGGTTGCTCGGCTGCCAGGCCGCCATCTCCTGGCTGTCGAAGGAGGCCCCGTCATACCAGCTGCCGCGCCCGACGCCGCGATAGCCGGTGCCGAGCGTCGCCCCGCGCGCCCGCGTCGACGGCGGCAGCGGCGCGCCGTCGGGCCCGAGCACGTTTGGCCGCACCGTCGGTTGGGCCATGGCCTAGAAGATCACCCGCCGCGAGCGGCCGCGCCGCGGGCCGACGGTCCGCACGCCGAGCTGCGCGAGCTGGGCGTTGAGGGTCGAAATATAGGCGAGCAGATCGGCGGCGTTCGCCTGGCTGTAGCTCATCTCGCGGGCGTTGTGGCGGATGCGCACGAGGCTCTGCCCGATCATCAGCTGATGGTAGGCGGCGGTCGCCTCCGCCACCTGCTGCTGCAGCGTGGCGATCTGCGTCGAGGGGTCGACCATCTCAACCTCGCTTGCGCGTCTTTGGCGGCTTCAGGCCGATCGGCGCGCCGGGCGCGCGCTCGGCCATCACCTCGACGAAGCTCTGGCCGGTCGCCTCGAGCACGGCGCTGCTCTTGGCGAGGTCCTGCCATCGCAAAATCGCGATATCGACATGCGCCGGTGCGATCTCGATGCCGCGGCAGGCGCGGCCCGTCTGCTCGCAGGCGATCAGCGTCGTGCCGGAGCCGAGGAACGGGTCGTAGACGGTATCGCCGGGCGCCGAATTGTTCTCGATCGGCCGCAGCATGCAGAGGACCGGCTTTTGCGCGGCGTGGCCGGTCTCGGCGTCCCAGTTCATCGGGATCTGCCAGACCGTCGTCTGCTTGCGGTCGCCGGCCCAATGGCCGGCCTTCCCCTTCTTCACCGCGTACCAGCAGGCCTCGTGCTGCCACTGGTAGTCGCCGCGTCCCAGCACGAGCCGGCCCTTGTCCCAGACGATCTGGGCCCGGACCTCGAAGCCGGCGTCGCGCAGGCTGAGGTCGACCTCGGTCGCGCGCAGCGCGGCGTGCCAGACATAGGCGACGTCGCCGGGAAACAGCGCCCAGGCGCCCCGCCAGTCGGCGGTCCCGTCATTCTCGATCTTGCCCGAGGCCCGCCGCGCGCCGCGCGGCTCTTTGCCGTCGCGCCAGGCCGGGTCGTAGGCGACGCCATAGGGCGGGTCGGTCACCATCAGATGCGGCCTGCCCCCGCCGAGCGCGGCGGTGACGGCCTCGACCGTCGTGCTGTCGCCGCAGACGATCCGGTGTGCGCCAAGCACCCAGACGTCGCCGGGACGCGCCACTGTCGGGCCGGCCGGCTCCGGCACCGCGTCCGCGTCGCCGCCGCCCAGGCCCTCGACCTTCAGGAGCTTGGCGAGTTCGGCGTCGGAAAAGCCGGTCAGCTGCAGGTTGAAGTCGAGCTCCTGCAGCGCGGCGAGCTCCTCGCGGAGCTTGGCATCGTCCCAGTCGCCGTTCAGCGTGAGCTTGTTGTCGGCGATGATGTAGGCGCGCTTCTGCGCCTCGCTCCAGCCCCGCGCGACGAGGCACGGAACCTCGGCCAGGCCCTCCTTCAGCGCCGCGAGCTGACGCCCGTGGCCGGCGATGATCGTGTCGGCCTCGTCGACGAGCAGCGGGATCGTGAAGCCGAACTCGCGGAGCGAGGCGCAAATCTGCTCGACCTGCTGCGCCGAATGCGTCCGCGAATTCTGCGGATGGGCCTTCAGCGCACCCGGCGCCCGCATCTCGACCTGCGTCGCCGGCCACGCCGGCGGCAGCGCAGGCGCCGGCGCGCCGACGGCCGCGGCCTTGCGCTTCGTCACGCCGCCGTCACCCTGCGCCGCTGACCTGGGCCTGCTTGCGCCGCGCCGCGTCATGCGTGGCGAACAGGAAGACGACGTTGGCCTGGCGCACCAGATAGACATAGGCCCCGTCGCGGCGCATGCGGCAGTCCGGCCTCATTGGGGCGGCCCGTCATGCGCGGCGAGAATGCGGTCCTGCTCCTGCTTCGCGGCCCAGAGACCGGCGTCGAGGCAGGGCGTGAGCTCGGCGACGGCGGCCTCGCGCGCCGCCTGCGCGACGGCCATCTCGCGGCCGACGAGGATGGCGAGCTTGCGCTGCGTCTTGTTGCCGAAGCCGTCCGCGTCGATGCTCTCGATGAGCAGCAGCGTGCTGAGCGCCGCGTTCACGTCGGGCATGGCGTCCGCCGCTGCAGGATCAGCTCGACGTCGAAGCGCTCGTCCGAGGTCATCGCCTCGAGCACGGCATGGTCGAAGAAGACGCGGCTCGGCTCGAGGCCGCGCAGCTGCCGCAGCAGCTGCATGCCGCCTGGCGTCGACAGGATTCGCGCGGCCCGCGCCAGGCGGTCGCCGCGCGTCGCGCGGATCATGTCGTGCAGATACGACGCGGACGCCCGGGTCGCGACGAAGACGGTGACCGGGGCGCCGTCGTCGGGCAGTTGCCGCACCATCGCCGTCGTGCGGCCGGAACGGTAGGGACCTCGGGCGTAGGGGCCTGCGGCGAGCGCGGCGAAGCTCTGGGTCTCGGTCATGTGCCGCCGTTCAGTTTTGAGAAGTCGGCGAGGCTGCGTTTCGGCGCGGGCCTGGCCTCGGCGCGCCGGCTGGCCCGCTCGGCGAAGTCGATGCGAACCGCGTGGCGCACCGCGAAGGCGTAGACCGCGCAGTCGAGCGCCTCGTTGCGGATGCCGGCCTTCGTCGGCCGGAACTCGATTCGCGGCCGGTTGCGGACATAGGCGATGAAGCGCCGCTCCGAGGTCATCTGCTCGAACCATTCCGGCGGCAGGTTCGCGTTGACGCGGATCGCCGCGGGGTTGCGGCCAAGGCCGCCCTCGACGTCGACCGCGACCGGTTCGCCCTTCGCGTCGAGGAAGGGCAGCGCCGCCAGGCGCTCCATGATCTCGGTCTTGAGCGGGTCGACGCCGACGAGGGCGAGCTTGACCCGCAGAGTCTTCGACTTCGATCGCTGCCAGGGCACGCGCGGCCCGGTCATGCCCTTGATCGGATAGATGCGCCGGCCGGCGCGCGGTGCGCAGAAGTCGTAGACCTGCTGGGTGCGGCTCTCCGCCCCCTGCCCCGTGCCGCCGGAGTCGATCGCCACCGCGTCGATCGCGAGCGGCGAGCCGTTCGGATGCGGCCAGCTGCGGCGCAGCAGCGCGTCGAGCCTGTCCCAGGTCGCCTCTTCGAGCGTCGAGCCCCAGATCTGAAAATGCCCGAGCGCGAAGGGCGTCGTCTCCGACCAGCCCCAGATCGAGACCTCGAGCCGGTCGTTCTGCGTGTCGACGCCCGCCGTCAGCGCCAGCACCTCGGTCGGCATCCGGTCGAGCGAGAAGACGTCGGCGCGGGCGCGCAGTGCCGCCTCGTCGATCGAGTCGATCGACTGCTTCCAGACGCGGCCCTCGACCGTGTTGGCGAAGACCTGCAGGTCGGCCGGGCCGGCGCGCTTCGCCTTCAGATATTCGGCGGCCAGCACCGGCCAGCGCGCGTTCGAAAACAGCGAGACCAGCGCGTTGATGCGGAAGCCAGCGTGGCCGACGACCTCCGGCCGGGTGACGCGCCAGTCGCCGGCGGCGATCATCGCCGGCTTGCAGCGCTCCTCGATCGGCGTGTCGCAATGCGGGCAGTGGCAGCACGCCTCGTCCGGCCGTCCCTCCGGCCAGCGGATGTGCTGCCAGAGGATTTCGAAGAAGCCGCCGCAGTGCGGACAGGGCACTTCGAAAATCCGCTGGTCGGATTCCTTGTAGAGCTTGTCGACGACCGAGATGCCCTCGATCGTCGGCGTCGAGCCGACCACGATCTTGCGGTCGGCGTGGGCGAGCGTGCGCTTCTCGGCGAGCGCGATCGGGTCGCCCTCGACGGTGACCTCCATGCCGTCGGCCTCGTCGATGAAGAGGACCTTGGCGTCGTGGGCGCGCAGGTTGCGCGGGCTCCGGGCGGCGAGAATCTTCAAAGACCCGCCGCCTAGGAAGGCCTTCATCGTGAGCGTGTTGCGCCCGTCGTTGCGGCCCCGGCTGATGAGGCCGCGCAGGCTCGGCGTCTCGGCGAAGCTCGGCTCGATCTCGTCGACCGCGTAGCGGCGGGTGTCGTCGAGGGTCGGCACCAGCAGGATGACGCTGCAGGGCGCGTTCGCCGCATAGCCGCCGATCGCCGCCATCAGGCATTTGGTGAAGCCGATGCGCGCCGACTTCTCCAGCGTGACGCGCTGGGTGGTCTTGTCGCCGATGACGTCGAGCCAGGCGCGCTGATACTTCCAGAGCCGGAAGCGGCCGGGCTGCGCCGAGGAGCGCTCCGGCAGGCGGAAATACTCCTCGGCCCAGCCCGAGAGCGGCAGCCGCGGCGGCGGCTTCAGGAGCGCGAGCGTCTCGCCGACGAGGCGCTCGAGCGGCGGCGCATACATCAGCCGGTCTCCGGCGTTGGCGCCTCGGGCGCGGACGCGGCGAGTTCGAGCTCGGGCCGGTCGTCGATCTCCGGCGGCGTGTCGGCCAGCGCCGCGTCCTCGAGCTGCTGGCGGACGATCTGTTCGAGCGTCTCCTCGTCGAAGGCGGTGAGGTGCGGCAGGGCGAAGCGCGCCTTCCCCGGCACCGCGAGCATTGCCGCGCGCACGGCGCGCACGACGCGGGCCCAGGCCGGCGCAACGTCTTCGACGCGGACCGCGGAGCCCTCGAGGATGGCGTTCTTCAGGACGTAGTTGCGGCGCATCTCGCGCTTGAGCAGGCCGCCCTCGGTGGCGGGGTCGACCTTCTCGTCGGCGCCCTGGCGTCCGGCGGCAACCTCCCGAAGGTGGCCGATGTAGTTCTTGATCGAGAGGGCGGGCTGGTACTCGCCGCGCCCGGCCCGGACGACGATGCCCTTGCCGGCGAGGTTGCGGATCGTTTTTTCGTCGCAGCCGAAGAGGCTGGCGAGCTGGGAGGCCGGAACGCCGCCGTTGGCCATGGAGGGAGGGGGGTTCCGAATCCGGCCTGGAGCGTAATTTGTTGGAACGGCGAGGCTTTTACCGACCGCGAGCGATCGGAACGGAACCCCCTAGAGGGACCCTAAATTGCGTGAAATCCCGGGGGCGGCGCCCCGCTCCGGGCGGGGGGCCGGGAGGGAGGACCCGCGATCATGGTCTCGGGCCGGCGGAAGGGCTCCACGTGGCCGTAGCGAGCTCGTGAAGCCACCACACCGATGCTGCCCGCTGGTGAGCATGCTCCGCGGCGCAGAGGGCGCCACGGGGCTTTCCTGCGCGACGGATGGTCTCTGCATCAGCATGGGTTACCCCTCATGGCGCCGCCTTCAGCAGCGCCTTCTCGATCGCGATCGGGAGCTCTCGGGCGGTGAAGGCGAAGAAGGTCGCCTCCGTCTCGTCCTTGACCATCTCTTTCGGGATGGCGGGTCCTGACAGCTTGTGCAGCGGCAGGCGGCCGACGCGCTTGCCGCCGACGACGACACGCTCGAACACGTGGCCGCCGGGCCCGATGAAGGTGTGCGGGAAGACCCGCCGCTTGCGCCACGGCGCGGCGCTCACGCCCTTCTTGGTCTGCTTCGGCCCGAACTCCTTGAGCGACAGGTACACGTCGCGGGCGACGATCTGATACGACCCCTCGCCCGCGCCCATGGCCTGGCGCGTGACGATCGCGGCCGAGACGCGGCCGTATTTCGCGCCGGTCTGCAGGACCAGCGACCGCTTGACCTGCGTGGTCGTGCGGTTGCCAACCGAGTCGATCGCCTTGGCGAGCGCATACGGGCCTTTTAATCCCGCCGCCGCGAAGGCTGCCTCCATTTCGTGGAGGCCGACAAATTGGACGTTTACCGCGACGACTTCGGCCATCGCGTCCTCACTCTCGCCATGTCGCGCGCGAAGGCCGCGACATCCTCGCGCAGCGCGCGCCCGGCGGCGGCCAGTGCATCCGTGGCCGTGCCGAGCTGCCCGGTGCGGAGGCCGGCGACCGCCTGGCGCAGCGCCGCGGCACGCGCCGCGCAGCCCGCGCAGGGCGGCCCGATCACGCCTTCGGCGCCTCGATCTTGAGCGATGGCGTCGTCGCCTTCTGCGTGATCACCTTGTCGATGATCCGTCGATAGACGGGCTCCAACCGCTTGTACTCGCCGACCATCAGCCGCGGCGAGAAACCGATGACACGGTCGGCGAGGAACGTCCCCTCATTGCCGGTCGCGCGGAGCTTGTCGAGTGCGCCGGCGACCTTCTCCTTGTCGACGGCATATTCGGTGCCGATCTCGCATTTGAGCTTGCGGCCGTCCGCCAGTTCGGCGGTCGCCGTGCCGCTCTCATGGTCGGGAAAGTGCTTCGCCACCACGGCGAGCCGCTTTTCCAACTCGTCCGCTTTGGCGTGCTCGAGGGCGGCCTTGGCCTTCTCCCACGCGGCAAGTTCACCGGAGACTCGGGCCATGGCGTCGTCCAGAAACGGAGGCCTGGACACGCAAACGCCCGGCGGCTTGAAAGCCCCGGGCGCGGAAAGTCCAGACTGGCGGATGATGCCGTATGGAGATCGATCGTGTCAACGTCCTGTAAACTCAGGCGAGACCGACCCGCCGCCACAAAGGCGCGACCGCGTCAGGTCGGCGGGCCGCCGGTCGCGCGCGCGATGAGGCGGCTCAACGCCTCGGTGCGCGAGGGCTTGTCCGGCTGCGCATTCACCCAGGCGTCGAGCGCGGCGAGCGTCGAGAGCCTGCTCCTGACTATACAGGTCTGCGGGCCGGTGGAGAGGGTCAACAGGGCTCTTGACGGCTACGACCATCGGTCGTATATAAGCTCTTGTCGATACGGCACTCATGCCGATCCAAAAAGGAGTTTCGACCATGGCCTTTTACGATGCCGTAAATGATGCCCTCCAGTTTACCCGCACCAAAGTCATCGAGGGGTGGACTCCCTCCGAATTTGCGATAACCGCTCTTGGGGATAGCGTCCCAAGTCGCCATTGGGATGCCGTCGCGTGGTCTTTGGACGGGGCACTGGGGTGCTACGAGGCCGGCGAGGATTACGAGCTCAACGCTGTGGTCCGCGTCAGGGCTGAGCAGTTGCTCAGCGGCCTCTTGCGCAAGCGTCAACCGGATCGCGCAGATTACAAGCATATCGGCGTATGGGAGATGGTGCCCTGCCGCAGCGTCGGCGATGTCGTCGCCCTTATCGACGAGGGCGTCCAGCTCCTGTCGGACCTTCGCGGCGACCCCCGTCTCGATGATGCCGACACCCACGCGGCCTATCTATTACTTGGCGAGGGCCGCGTCGCCTCGCAGCTTTAAGGCGCAATTAACCACGGCATAGAGGACATGATGACTCCCGCCGACCTTAGAGCCGCCCGCCACGCCCTCGGCCTCAGCGCCGAGGGTTTTGCGCGCGTACTTGGCGTCTCGGCGGCCCGCACCGTGCAGCGCTGGGAGGCCGGCGATCGCGACATCCCCGGCACCGTCGCGGTGCTGATCAAAATCCTGATGGAGAGCGCCCAGGCCCGCAAGATCGTCGGCCTGGAGCCGCATCCAAAGCCGTGAGAGGCCCGATGGAGATGGTTAGCCTCGCGGTCGGCCGCCCCTACCCCTATCCGCATCCGGGCGGCATGCAGGTGATCGTCGAGCCGACGGCCGAGGGTCTCACCCTATTGCTCGCCGTCGCCTGCGACCGGCCGACGCCCAAGGAGATGGCGGCGCTGCGCGACGCGCCGCTGCGACTCGCGGTCCTGTCGGGGCGCCCGCTGACCTGGCTCGCGCTCGATGCCGGCGCGCTGTCCTATGACGCGCCCTATGCCGCCGGCATCACGGAGGGTCCGCATCGCGCGGCGATCCGCGCCGCGGCCGAAACGACCCGCGCGCTCCCAGAGACGGTCCGCGGCCTGATCCTCATCGTCGTCATCGACCGCGGCACGATCACTCTCAACCGCCTGGTGAGCTGCTCGCGCGCCTGGTGGCGCGCGCTGGCCGACTCGATCCTCGCCAATGATGCGTCGCTGGCGATGAGCGACTATCGCCGCGCCGTCGCCGCCGACCAGGCGCGCATGACCACGCTGCAGATGATCGAGGCCGCCGGGATCGTCGAAATCGGCGGCAAGGTTTAGCCGGGTCGCCAGTTTTGCGCCAGCCGTCGGTCG